GATGTGACTGGTGATGTGACTGGTGATGTGACTGGGGATGTGACTGGCAACGTAGCTGGGTATGTTATTTTTCCGTCTGCTGACCCGCTCGTAGCAGGGGCTTGGTGGGACGATGAGGGTACACTGACGAAGTCTACCGGAGAATAATTTCAAGGGGTCTTCGGGCCCCTTTTAAAATTTCAGAATTATGGTTATATACTTGAAACACCCGATTCACGGCACCAAGGTCGCATGCTCCGAAATGGAGGCTGACTACGACAAATCATCCGGGTGGGTGGAATTCGACCCTACTGCAAAAGGTATCGTCACTATGGACGAACCTGTCAATAATCTCGTCGAGAAGCCTGTAAGCAGGCGCCGGCGCAAAATAGAAGAGTAATGTCCACAACTGTCGGAGACATCATCAACGGTGCGTTGAAACTCCTCGGAGTGCTGGCGGAGGGTGAAACACCTTCAGCGGCTACCTCGCAGGACTCATTCACCGCGTTCAATCAGATGCTTGACTCATGGTCAACTGAACGCCTGGCGGTCTACACGACCGAAGAGCAGGTGGTTTCGTGGCCAGCGGGGGAAGTATCACGGACTTTCGGTCCTACCGGCGACATCATCGGAACGCGCCCGATACAGGTGGACTCTGCGACATACTTTGTGGTTGATGGCGTATCATACCCTGTTGTGCTTGTCAACGAAGCGCAGTATAACGGCGTTTCGAATAAAAACATTGACACCTCGTATCCGCAGATTATGTGGGCGCGGATGGATTACCCCGACATTACGATAAAGCTGTACCCTGTTCCTTCGAACGTGATTGAGCTGCACATCGTTTCGGTGAAAGCACTTGCGGAAGCCACGAGCCTTGCAACTGAACTCGCGTTGCCCCCCGGGTACCTTCGTGCGCTGCGGTACTGCCTTGCGTGCGAAATTGCGCCAGAGTTTGGCGTTGAACCATCTCCGACGATTCAGCGCATTGCAATGACATCAAAACGTAACCTCAAGCGGATCAATTCGCCCGGGGATTTACTTTCACTGCCGTACCACGTGGGCGCACGCTGGTCACGATACGACATTTTTGCAAGCAACTACTGATGGATACACCTATTCTCGGTGGAGCGTATGTAGCTCGAAGCGTCAACGCAGCGGATAACCGTATGGTGAATCTGTTTCCAGAACTCGTTCCCGACGGAGGAAAAGAAGCTGGTTTTCTCTCTCGTGCGCCGGGGCTTCGCAGACTTGCCACCATAGGCACAGGCCCCATTCGCGGGCTGTACGCATTTGGTGCCTATGGGTATGTGGTGAGCGGCAACGAGCTATACCGAATTGATACCGATTATACGGCTACGCTTCTGGGCGCTGTAGCGGGCACTGGACTTGTCAGTATGTCTGACAACGGGTACCAGCTATTTATTGCCGCCAACCCGAATGGCTACGTATACAACGCCACGACCGAGGTGTTTTCCGCCATCACCGATACCGATTTCCCCGGCGCAGTGACTGTTGGCTTTCTTGACGGGTACTTCATCTTCAACGAACCCGATTCACAGAAGTTCTGGATTACCTCAATTCTTGACGGAACCCAGATTGACGCGCTTGATTTTGCTTCCGCCGAAGGGGCGCCGGATGACGTGGTTGCCCTCGCGGTTGACCATCGTGAATTATGGCTTTTTGGCAACAACTCCATAGAGGTCTGGTACGATTCTGGCGACGCGCTGTTCCCTATCACGCGTATACAGGGTGCGTTCATTGAACTCGGATGCGCGGCAGCGTACTCGGTGGCGAAATTGGACAACGGGCTGTTCTGGCTTGGAAAGGATGCCCGTGGGCAGGGAATTGTCTATCGTTCAAATGGGTACGCTCCTATGCGTATTTCCACACACGCAATAGAGTACGCGCTATCGCAGTATGGCAATCTGTCGGATGCAATCGGGTATACGTATCAGCAGGAAGGGCACAGCTTTTATGTGCTGACGTTTCCTGATGCAGACGCAACATGGGTGTATGATGTTGCTACACAAGGATGGCACGAAAGAGCCAGTTTCTCAAATGGCGCATTTCACCGCCACCGGTCAAACTGCCAGATGGCGTTCAACAGCGAAATTATCGTTGGCGACTTTGAAGACGGGCGCATTTACGCGCTTGATATGGGGACCTATGCGGACGACGACCTTGAGCAGAAGTGGCTCCGGTCGTGGCGCGCGATTCCTACGGGGCAAAACGAACTGAAACGCACATCACAGCACACGCTTCAGCTTGATTGTGAATCTGGCACAGGTATTGTTACCGGGCAGGGTGAGGACCCGCAGGTAATGCTCCGGTGGTCAGACGACGGTGGACATACATGGTCAAACGAGCATTGGGCCGCGATGGGTAAAATTGGTGAATACGGTAAAAGAGTCATCTGGCGCAGGCTTGGTATGACGATGAAACTCCGTGACCGAGTGTATGAGGTCAGCGGCACCGACCCGGTGAAGATGGCCATTATGGGCGCACAACTTTTTGTTACTCCGACCAATGGCTAATGTAACTCCAATCACACCGCCGAGGGTTCCGCTTTTGGATGTAAATTCAGGAGTGATTTCCCGTGAGTGGTACCAGTTCTTTCTCAGCTTATACAGGCTGTCCGGTGGGGGAAGCGATGTGATGTCATTACAGGACGTGCAGCTTGGACCTCAACCCGCAGATTATTCCAATGAAATTGCCGCGCTGTCGGGCTCGGAACTTGAACCCCCTGCAGAACCTGTAGTGTTGCCAGGGGACCCGCTTGAACCAAAAGCGCAACCAGCGTTATTGTCACAACTCCATGATGTAGGCGCATTTAACCCTACGGACGGGGATAAACTGATTTTTAACGGCACAGCATCCCGATGGGAAAAAGATTCCAGAAGCTACTTAATCCTTGATGAATAACTATGAGCGTTATCGTAAAAGCACTAATCCCGTCCAAAACCGCTGAAGCGGCGCAGACGACGCAGTATACTTCTTCGGGGGTGTACACTATCATTGACAAGTTCACGGCGGTAAACTACAGCGCTTCAGCCGCAGACATCAGCGTAAACCTTGTCACGGCCGCAGGCTCCGCCGCGGATGCCAACGTCATCACCAAAAGTAAAACGCTCCAGGCGAACGAGGCGTATGCTTTCCCCGAGATTGTTGGGCACATACTGACCCCCGGGTCGTTTATATCCACGCTTGCAGGCACAGCAGATTCAATAAGTCTCCGCGCCTCTGGACGGGAGGTGACACAGTGACGGGCGAACTCTCGGCTATGACCGAGCAGAAGATTGAACGGCTTGAAGGCATGATGCTTGAGCACGAACAGGCTGAGTGCCCAGTCACTCATCATTTTGGCCCGGGGCTATATATCCGGCAGGTACTGATTCCTGCGGGAACATTTGCCATAGGACACTATCACAAGCACGCGCACATGAACGTGATGCTTACTGGCAAAGTGATTGTGTTCAATGAGGACGGCACGCAGACCGAACTGGTTGCCCCGCAGACTTTTATGTGTAAAGAAGGCAGAAAAATAGGCGTGGTACTTGAAGATATGCTCTGGCAGAATATTTATGCCACAGATGAAACTGATGTTGAAGAATTGGAGAGGAAATTACTCCGAAAAAGTGTAACTTCAGAGGAGCACAAGAAGACCAAGCTGTTGAAAGAGAACTTTGACGCACTTGTGTCAGACCGTGTTGATTTCTTTGAGGCTATAGAAGAGTTTGGATTTACTCCAGAACAGGTTCGGGCGATGAGCGAAAATGAAGAAGACCAGTGCCCGCTTCCTCTCGGCAGCTACAAGGCCGTGGTGGCAAAGTCGCAGATTGAGGGGAAAGGATTAAGGGCAACCGGAGACATTGAGCCCGGAGAATGTATCGCGCCAGCAAGGATAGCAGGGATGAGAACCCCAGTTGGCAGGTACACGAACCACGCAAAAGATCCGAATGCGAAAATGGTGTACCGGGATGGCACAATATACCTTCATGCGATAAAGCCTATCAAGGGAAACAAAGGCGGAGGACTCGGGGAAGAAATTACCATAGATTATAGACAAGCGTTGAATCTTAACAGGAAAGAGATATGTCCGCAGTAGCAGCAGCAATAGTCGTCACAGGCGTTGCCGGGGCGGCGATCGGTTCCAGCGCGTCAAAAAGCGCGGCCAATACGCAGGCGGAGGCCTCGTACGAAGCCGCTAAACTTCAAGCAGAAGCCTCGAAATACCAGGCGGATGTCCAGAAAGACATCTACGAACAGCAGAAAGCGGTCATGGCCCCGTATG